CCGAATGGTACTGCTGGGGTAGGAATTCTTGCTGGGGGAAGTTCTACTCCTGCAACATTAAAATTCTATGAAGCATCCACAAACGGAGCTCATTCCATTGCAGTCAAATCACCAGCATCAGTCGCAGCAGATGTAACTGTAACTTTGCCTGCGGCTACTGATACTTTAATTGGTAAAGCAACAACTGATACGGTAACAAATAAATCTATTGATTTGGGTACTAATACTGTAACTGGTTCAGTTGCAGAATTTAATGCGGCTTTACAAAGTGAAAGTTTTGCTACATTAGCGGGAAGTGAAACACTTACAAATAAAACATTTACATCCCCAACAATAACAACTCCAGTTATTACTGAAATTGATTCTGGTTCAACTATAACTTTAGATGCTACAACGGACATTGTATTAGATGCTGATGGTGGTGACATATTTTTCAAAGATGGTGGCACAACTTTTGGTAGTGCAACAAACTCATCTGGAGAATTAGTAATCAAATCAGGCACTACAACTGCGGCTACATTTGCTGGTGCAAATGTAACTTTAGCGGGTACTGTAGGTTCTGGTGCAATTACATCAACAGCTGGTATTGCAGGAACAACTGGAACATTTTCTGGTGTTGTCGATGCTCAAGTAGGAGCTCATGGTGCAAATGTTACGATAGGTATTGCTGGTACAGGAGAAATATCTACCAGTACTGGAAATTTAACAATTAATTCTACTGGTGGTACAGTAACCATTGATGATAATCTTACCATTGCTGCAAGTAAGACAATTGATATGGGTGCAAATAAAATCACAAATATTGCAGATCCTACTGCGGCTCAAGATGTAGTATCAAAGGCGTATGTTGATGCAGTCAAAACAGGACTTGATATTAAAGATTCTTGTACTGTTGCAACTACTGCTGATGATACAGGATTGACATATGCCAACGGTACAGCAGGTGTAGGAGCAACATTGACCAATGATGGAAATGAAGTATATGCTGTAGATGGAGTAAACCTTACTCTTAATATGAGAGTACTTGTTAAAGACCAATCTCCAGCATCCGAAAATGGTATTTATTATGTATCTACTGTTGGTACATCTGGTGCAACTTTAATATTGACAAGAGCTTTAGATGCAAACCAACCAGCAGAACTAACTGGTGGATCTTTTACTTTTGTTGAACAAGGAACTACACAAGCAGAAAATGGATATGTATTTACTCATGATGGAGAACCGACATTTGGATCTGGTAATACTGCATTGACTGTAGCACAGTTTTCAGGTGCAGGACAAGTTGTCGCCGGAACTGGACTTACAAAATCTGGAAATACTATTGATGCTGTTGGTTCTACAACTATTCTTGCGAATGCTGATACTCTTGAAGTTAGAAGTACTGGAACTGGTGGACAGATTTTACGTTCTACTGGAACCGCATCTCAGGCTGCAGTATGGGGTCAAGTAGACCTTGCTGATTCTGATGCAGTTACAGGAATTTCTGCTATTGCAAATGGTGGAACTGGAGCTAGTTCTTTGACTGCTAATCGACTGATGATGGCAAATGGTACTAGTGCAATTTCAGTACTTGGTGCTGGAACTCAAGATCAAGTGATGTTAAGTAATGCTGGTTCAGCACCAGCTTTTGGAAATATTGATGGAGGAACCTTTTAATGGCTACGGTGATTAAATTAAAAAAATCTGAAGTTGCTTCATCAGTACCCGATACTGGAGATATTGTACAAGGAGAAATTGCAATCAATACGGCAGATAAAAAAATATATGTAAGAGACTCTAGTGATAATATTGTTACAGTAGCACATGGTAATGGTGAATTACTAGGAACAGTTTTAGCAATGTCAGTTGCTTTAGGATAAAGGATAAAACATGGCTACGCCAGCAACAAAAGATGCTCTTAAAGAACATTGTTTAAGATCATTAGGAAAACCAGTTATTGATATTAATGTAGATCCAGACCAATGTGATGACCGTATCGATGACGCTCTTCAATATTTTGCAGAGTATCATATGGATGGTGTTGAGAGAATGTATCTCAAATATAAAATGACTGCTGCACAGATTACCAGAGGTTCTACAGATGCTACTACTAACGTAACAGATACTATAGATAATACAGGTGGTGCATACGCTTGGTTAGAACAAAAGGTTTGGATACCTGTTCCATCTTCTGTAATTTCCGTATTGAGAATCTTTCCAGTTACAGATCATTCAACTGTACCTATGTTTGATATGAAGTATCAAATGAGGTTAAATGATTTATGGGATTTTACTTCTACTTCTATGGTCAATTATCAAATGTTACAAGAACATTTAGATATGATAGACCACTTATTAATTGGTGAAGTTCCTGTTAGATTTAATCAGCATCAGAATAGACTTTATTTAGATATGGATTGGCCGAATGAAATTCCGGCTGATCAGTTTCTTGTTATTGAGTGTTATAGAAAGTTAGATCCAACATCATACACAGATGTTTATAATGACATTTTTCTTAAAAAATATGCAACAGCACTTATTAAAAAACAATGGGGAGCAAACTTGATTAAATTTACAGGTGTAGCAATGTTGGGTGGTGTACAAATGAATGGAGAAACAATCTATACTCAAGCTGATGAAGAAATAAAACTACTGGAAGAACAACTCCTTAATGGATATGGGCTCCCAGCAGACATGATGATAGGATAAGATGCCAACTTCTGTATATTTTGACACAGGTACAACAGCCGAACAAATATTATATGAGAACCTAATTATTGAACAACTTTCAGTTTTTGGGCAGGATGTATATTATCTTCCTAGAAAATTGGTCAATGAAGATACTTTGTTTGGTGAGGATGCTTCAAGTACTTTCAATAATGCATATATTATTGAAATGTATCTTGATAATATAGAAGGTTATGAAGGTCAAAAAGAAATGATGACCAGATTTGGTGTGGATATTCAAGATGAAGCTACATGGGTAGTTTCTAAGAGAAGGTTTGAACAATTAATATCCTTAGACCAGAATTTAATTGTTAATAGTCGCCCAAATGAGGGAGACTTGATTTATTTCGATAAATCAAAGAAACTTTTTGAAATTAGTTTTGTTGATCATGATGACCCATTTTATCAACTTGCTAATTTACCTGTATATAAATTACGATGTCGTACTTTTGATTACAGTCAGGAAGTTCTGGCAACTGGTGTTAAAGATGTTGATGATATTTACACCACTAGAACTTTAGATGCGCTTGAATATCAAGTTACATTAGAGTCTGGTACAGAATCAGGCACTAATTATTTAATAACCGAAAATGGAGATTGGATTGTAAGTGAAGATTATGTAATATCTACTCTAGACACTTCTTCTGACTCTGATTGGTTTGAGACTCAAGGTGATTCGATACTTGATTTTTCAGAAATGAACCCATTTGGTGAGGTAACATAATGCTTGGAAGTACTTTTTATCACGAAACTTTAAGGAAGTGTATAGTAGGATTTGGTACACTTTTTAACGACATTCATATTATTAGAAAAGATAGTTCTGGTAATACAATACAATCTATGAAAGTTCCACTTGCTTACGGAGCAAAACAGAAATTTCTATCAAGATTGACTGAAGACCCTAGTTTAACAAAAACAGTTGCAATTACTCTACCAAGAATTGGTTTTGAGATTGGACAAATTGCATACGACAGTACACGAAAATTAAATAAGATTCAAAAAGTAAAGAAGGCTGGTTCTGCTGGAAATAAGGTGGATACTCAATATATGCCAGTTCCTTATAATATTGACTTTGAATTATATGCAATGTCAAAGAATAGTGATGATGCATTGCAAATAGTAGAACAAATTTTACCATACTTTCAACCTGACTACACAATCACTATCAACGATATTGTTCAGATGAGTAGTAAGAGAGATGTTCCTATTGTCTTAACAGGAATTTCTTATGAAGATAATTATGCAGGAGAATGGACAGAAAGACGAGCAATTATCTATACAATGTCTTTTACTGCAAAATGTTACTTGTATGGGCCTGTCATTACTGGTCAGGTTGTTACAAAAGTACAAGTAGACCAATATACAGATTCTTCTACTGCCGCTCCGAAACGAGAACAAAGACTTACTGTTACTCCAACTCCAGCTTCAGCAGGTATGGATGAAGATTTTGGATTTAACGAAACCTCATCCTTCTTTGAAGATTCAAAAACATATAATGTAGAGACAGGACAGGATGAGTAATGGAAAAAATCAACGAAATTCTAGGGATTGCAGATAAAAAAACGGTTGCCTCCACACACCAAACCGTTACTGTGATTCCTAGACCACAAACAAGTGAAGAAGATGAAG